ACGGGCGATCCGGGGATCCCCGGATCGAAGTCGCCGAGCGGCAGCGCCACCCGCAGGCCGAGCCGCTGCGCGCGGATCAGCCGCGAGACGGTGAGCCGGCCGAGCTTGCGCGATTCGACCGGCGGGAAGCTGAGCCGCACCGCGTAGCGGCTGCCCGGCCGGTCGACGCGGATGTCGGCGCCGCCGAGCGCGCCGCTCTGCCACGCGCCGGCGTCGATGAAATCCATTTCCATGTCGTTGGCGACGACGCCGGCGGGCAGCTCGAGCGCGGTCATCAGCGCCAGCCCGACGTCGGCAGCTGCCGCGCTGCATTGCGCTGCATCCTCTTGCCGGTCATCGCGCTGCCGCCGCGCGCCCCGGCCGCGGCGGCGCCGGCGCCGATCGCGTTCATCTGGTCGACCAGGTCCTGGGTCATCACCGCGCCCTGCAGGTGGAAGTGCACCGCCCCGCCGCCGCGCTGCCGGCCCTCGCCCTTGCTGACGTTCACCATCTCGCCGCGCGTCGCCCAGAAGCTCACCAGATTCTGGTCGATCCCGGCGCGGCCGCCGACCTCGAACGAACCGCCGGTGGCGAATTTGGGAAGCTTGCCGAACAGCTTGCCGGCCTTGCGGACCTTGCTGAAGAAGTCGGACGGGTTGGTGCCGATGTCGATCGGCTTGGACCCGCCGAACAGCGAGCCGAGCAGCCCGGCGCCGACCGACGCGCCCGACTGGACGCCGCCCACCGTGCCCGCCAGGCCCGCGCCGCCGCCCGCCGCGGCCAGCGCGGCCGCCGCGGCCGTCAGGCTCGCGGCCGTCGCGCCGAGCGGGACCGCGGCCGCCGCGAGCGACCCGCCGGCCGAGTGCAGCGTCGCCCCGGCTCCGGTCAGCTCCACCGCCGCGCTCTGCAGCGGCGCGGCCGTCTCGTCGGTCTTGCCGAGCCCGAAGGCGCCGGCGATGCGGCCCAAAATGCCGCCCTTATTCTCGGCCGCGAATTCCTTCAGCGCCTCGCGCAGCGCGTCGGCCGCGGCGTTGAGCCCGCTCTCCAGGCTCTTGGCGAACTGCTCGCTCCACCAGCGGCTGAACCAGCCCCCGAGGTCGCCGTTCAGCGCCGCCATCACACCCGAACGGAACGTGTCGCGGAACAGCCCGGTCAGCCGCGCTTCCTCGCCCTGCGCCCATTCGGCCGCGGCCGCGGCGCGATCGGCCTGCGGGTTGAAGTCGCGCCCTTCGATGCGCGCGCGCTCGCGCGCCCGCTGGTCGATCCAGGCGCTCCGCTCGAGTTCCTTGATTCGCCCCGTGTCGCCGCGCAGCCGCGCCAGCTCCAGGTCGCGGGCGGCCCGCATCTCGCGCACTTCGCGCCGGCGCAGGTCGAGCCGCGCCTGGCCCAGGATGATCTGCTGGCGCGTCGCTTCCTCGGCGGCCTCCTCGTAGCTCAGCCCCTCGCGCTGCAGCTCCAGCGTCTGGTCGCGCAGCCAGCGTTCGTCCTCGAGCTTCTGGATGGTCTCGCTGAGGCCGATCGTCCGGGCCGCCTCGAGCTCGATCTCCTGTGCGATCAGCTCCAGGTTGAGCTTGCGGCTGAACTGCTCGGCGGCATCGATGCCGGCCATGTCGGCCGCGGCCTTGGACGCCGCCTCGGCGGCGCCGAATTCCAGGTCGCGATATTCCTTGGTCCGCTCCTTGAGGTCGATCTTGCGCTGGATCGCCCGCTCGGCGTCCTGGTCCTCGCGCGCCCGCGCCTCGGCCAGCTGCTGGTTCAGCGCCAGCATCTCGCGCCGGTGCGCGATGTCCTCGGCGTTGCTTTCCTTTTCCTTCTTGTTGCGGGTGCGCGACGGGGCCTCGCCCAGGTTGGGGATGTTGACGGCGGGCGCCGGCGGCGGGGCGTTCAGAGCCCGAGCACCGGCCTCGCGGGTGGATTCGAAGCGCGCGGCGGCGCTTTCCTTTTCCGTCGCGTCGGCGTCGAAGCCCGCGGCGATCGTGTCCCGCAGCGGCCCGCCCAGGACCCTGCCCCTGCTCCGCATCCTCGCCGCGGCTGCGCGGTCCTCAGCGGCCTCCGCCCGCAGGAAACCGGCCTTGATGCTGGCGAGCATCATCTCGGCCTGCATCAACGCGACGATCTGCTGGCGCGCCTTTCCGGTCGCGTTGGCGAGCTGCATCGCGCGCTCCGACATCCGCCCGAAGGCGGCGCCGGCGGCGTCGGAGGCGCGCATCGCATCCTCGCTGGCCGTCGCCTGGCTGGTGAGCGCGCCGAACAGCAACGTCGCCACCACGATCAGCGGGAAGATCCGCGCCATCAGCGCCGAAAAACGGCCGGCCAGAAGGTTCGCCGCGGCGCCGACCAGCCCGAACCGCACCGCCAGCCCCGTCAGCGCAATGGCGAGGAAGCCGATCGGGTTGATGAGGAAAAGGACGGCCTTGCCGAGAATGCCCACCGAGGTGCCCGTCAGGACGATCGGCACGATCACGCGGGTGAACAGCAGGATGAGCGGCCCGAGCGCGGCTGCCAGCAGGCCGACGGCGAGGTAGACGGTGTGGAAGCCGCTGGGCAGGTCGGCGAGGAATCCGATCATCCCGCCGATCGCAGCGGTGACGCCGGTGAACACCGCCAGCAGGCCGGCGTCGCCCAGCGCGACCTTCAGCCGCTCGGCGGCGTTCGACAGGTTGATGAAGGCCTGGTTGAGGCCCTGCATCTGGATCGCGAGCTTCTCCTGGACGTCGGTCTTGCCGATCGCCTCGGCGATCTTGTCCAGCTCGGCGCGGCCCGCCTGCATCAGGGCGATCGCCGTGCGCATGCCGTCGGTGCCGAACAGGGTTGTGAGCGCCATCCCTTTGGACTGGTCGCTAAGCACCCCTACCTTCGCGCGCAGCTGCTCGGCAGCGTTGCCGAGGCCCAGGAACTTCCCTTGTGCGTCGAAAAATTTGAGGCCGAGCTGCTCGATGACACGCTTGGCTTCGTCGGAATTGCCCTTCAGGCCGACGATGAACGCCTTGAAGCTGGTGCCGGCATCGGAGCCCGAAGCGAACTGGGCCGACGTCGCTGAGATTGCGGTGGCGAACTCCTGGAAGCTGAGGCCGGCGCTGCCCGCGACGGCGCCGCCCTGGGCGACCGCCAGCTGGAAATCCGCGAAGCCGAATTTGCTGGTGTCGAGCGCGCCGGTCACCTGCTGAACGATCATCGGCAGGTCGCCGCTGACCAGGTTGAACTGGCGCAGCACGTCGGTGGCGAGCCCCGCCGATTCCTCGACGCCGCCGAGATTGGCCTTGGCCATTACCAGCGTCTGCTTCAGGCCGCCGCCCAGGATCGCCTCGACGCCCATGCCGGCCAGGCCCAGCGTCTCGATCGCTTCGGCCGCCTGCGTCGCGCTCATGCCCACCGCGGGGCCGAGCTCGAGCGCGGCCGCCTTGAGCCGCTCGAGCTGGCGCGGCGTGAGCGGCCGCAGCGCGGCGTGCACGCGGTTCATCGCGCTCTCGAAGTCGCCGGCGGTCTTGGCGGCGCCCTTCGACATCAGCGCGAAGGGCACGGTGAGCGCGGCCGTCAAGCCGACGCCGATCCGCGTCATCTGCGCCTCGATCGCCTTGAACTGCTGCTGCAGCGCGGACGCGAACTTGCCCAGCGCGCTGTCCGCGCCGGCCAGGCCGTTGCTGAACTGGCCGACGTCCAGGCCGAGCTTGATGTTGAGCGAACCGATGGTGCTCACCGATCAGTCCCCCTCAACAAAAAGGCCGCCCGGAGGCGGCCGTGGATCTCAGTCGATCTTGCGGATCGTGACCGTGTCGCCGGCGGCCTGGCGGAAGGCGGCGAACATCTCGTCGGCATTTTGCCGCTGCGCGCGCGTGCCGCGGCTCGGCGGCTTCTTCAGATAGTCTTTGAGCGCCTTGAGCTTCTTGGTGCGGGCGAAGACCTCGGCGTGCCAGGCGCCGGCAATCGCTAGGTCGCTTTGGCGCCGGCACTCCGCTTTGTAGCCGTCGAGCGCGAGCTTGAGCGTGCGCGGGGTTTGCTCGCCGAAGCCGCCCGCCGGCTGGCCCGATTGGCACCAGAGGGTGTAGAGCCGGTCCCAGTCCCAGCCGGGGTCGCCCCCGGCGTCGGAGGGTTTTCCCCGCCCTCGCCAGCCGCCTCCTTCGCCGGCATGACTTCGATGAACAGCGCCTTGAGCGCGCGCATCAGCTCGCCCTCTCCGGCCGCGAACAGGGCGTCGCCCATCTCGTCCTCGGTAGTTTCGGGCTGGTGCTTCAGCGCCGCCATCCACAGCACGCCGCGGATGATGTGCATGTAGCTCTGGTTGAGCATCTCGAGGATGCGCGGGAGCGGGTGGCCGATCAGCTTCTCGAGATCCATCAGCCGGTTATTGTCGAGGTAGAGCCGGTAGCTCTTCTCGCCGGCGACGAGCTCGGCCTGACCGCGAAACGGCTTCAGCATCTGTCTTTTCCTTGTTCTACTTGGGCCGCAGGCGGCGGACCGGAGCGATCCGGTCCGGTCGCGTTAGGCGCCGGCGCCGGCCGCTTCGGTGCGCTTGCCGGTGAACTGCAGGGTGGCCTCGCAGGTCATCTTGTCGTCCATCGGGACGGTCGGCGTGCGGCTGAGCACCAGCACCGTGCCGGTCGCCTCGTGCGTGCCGGTGCTGGTCGGGAACACGATCTTGTAGGCGCGCGCGCCCTCGTCATCGACCGCGTCGGAGATCAGCGCGTCGGTGGGATCGCCCGGGTTCCAGTTGATCTGGAAGCTGCCGGTGCCGCCGTTGCGCAGGGTCTTCTCGAACTCGCGATAGCGGTCCGGCGATTCGAAATGGGTGGTCTCGGTGGTCTCCCACTCCGAGCCGCCCGGCTCGATCGCGGTCAGCTCGCCGATCTTGGTCAGCACGCCGGCCGAGCTGGCGAGGTGAAATTGCGTCCCGTGTCCAATCATGATTTGTGCCCTCCTCAGGCCGCTTCAGAGTAAGTGAAAAGAAAATCCATGAGCTGGCGGAAGGCGAAGCCTTCGTCGGTCGGCTCGCCGCCCTCGCGCACCGAGACGAAGGCGCGCTGGAACCTGATGCCGCCGGCCTCCGCCGCCGGAATCAGCGCCGCGATCGCCGCGTCGCGCATCCGCACGGCCTGGGCGTGCGATCGCGACCAGGCGTCGACCTGGACCCGCGCGCGCCGCGCCGTCTCGAAACCGTCCATCGTCTGGCCGACCGGCGCCGAGATCAGCTGCATCACGAAGGCCGGCAGCGGATCCTGCTGCGGCCGCATCACCCAGCTCACCCGGTCCCCCGCCTCCGCGGCGGCGGCGGGGTAGGTCACCAGGCGCGTGCGCAGCGCCCCCTCGAACGTGCTCATGACTTGCCGAGATCGTCGATCGCGCGGCGCAGCTCGGCGACGATCGCCTGCTGAGCCGCCGCCCTGCTGGTCTCGAAAGCCGGCCGCATGAACGGGTGGGCGGGCGCGTTGATCGTCCCGAACTCCACCATGTGGCCGTAAAAGCCGTCGGGAGCGGTGGGTCCGACGTAAACCGCGACGCCGCGCCCTTCGACGCGGCCGCTGCCCAGGCCGACCATGCCGTCCGCGAAGACCGGCCCGAAATGCTTCAAATTGGTCCCGACATCGATACTGTCGCGCAGCTGGCCCGAGCGCACCGCCACGTTCGCCCTCGCCCGCTCCGCGATGATCTCGGCCCCCGCCCGAAGCGCCTGCTCGACGGCGGCCTGGCGCGGCCCCTTTGCCAGCCGGTCCAGCTTGCGGCGAAGCTCGCGCTCCCCCTCGATGCGCATCCGCAGCTTCATCGCTGGCTCCTCACGACGGCCAGCTCGATCGCATCGCGGCCGATCGGCGCGACCCCGACGATGTTCCAGATCGGCGCCGCCGCCAGCGCCGCCCCCGGCACCGCCGCGTCGAACCGCACCCGGTCCGCCGGCGTCAGCGACGCCGTCGCCGCGCTCCGCCGCACCCGCACCGTCGCCGGCGCGCTGGCGCTCTCCTGCGCCGCCACGCGCCGCTCCTGGCCCGTCCCGAACATGATCCAAGCCCAGCAGTCGGCGATCGCTTCCCACTCGTCGGCCGGATGCCCGTGGACATCCCTGGCCGTCGCCCGCCGCTCCAACCGCACCCGGTGCGTCAGCTTGCGGGATGCGAGGTTAGCCTCCCGCCCGCCGCCCCCGCTCACAGCCAGATCCGGTCATTGGCGATCAGCGGCTCGACGTCGACCTCCCGGTCCTCATATTTGCCGCGCAGCAGCGCCAGCGCCGCGAAGCGGAGCTTCGCGGGCACGTCGCCGGCCGCGCCGTATCCGACCTCGAGCCGGACGATGATCATCCCCTCGCCGGCCTTCGTAGCGGGCCAGGCGCTGGTGCCGGCGGGGCGAATGCCCTGCTCGAGCTTGGCTCCGAACAGCTCGTAGCGCTCGGCCGCCAGCGCCTGCCCGACGCCGGCGTTGTCGCGATAGGTGATGCTGACGATCTCGCGGACCGGGCCGACGCGCAGCCGCGCCAGCTCGGCAAAGCTGTCGGCGGTAAACTCGATCGTCTGGTTGAGCAGCCGCGTGCCGGTCAGCGCCTCCAAATCCTCGATCGCGGCCGCGAGCGTCAGCGCGATCTCCGAGTCCAGTTCGCTGCCGTCGATCCGAAGGAACGACTTGGCCGCCTCGGCCGCAATCAGCTCGCCTTCCGGCGGGATAATGGTGGTCGCCGCGCCCAACATGATCAGGCCTTCTTCGGCTTCCGCGGCTTGGGCGCCGGAGCCGCCGCGGCGACTGCGGGCGGACGGTCGGGGTGAGCGAGCGACACTGCAGTCGGCGCGGCGCTTGGTGCATCGGCGTGCACCGGCACCAGGGCCGCGAGCACGGCGAGCCCGGCGATCGCCGGCAGGATCGATGCGAGCGCCTCCTCGGCCTCTTCGTCCGCGGGCTCGGCCTGGCCGCTCAGCATCAGGCGGATCGATTCCTCGCGCGTAAGGCGGTCCGTCTCCTCCTTGGGCGTCAGGCAGATGTCGGGACCGGAGATGCCGGTCAGCATGCGGATCTTCATCGGACAGCTCTCCTTTCCGCGCGGCCGAGGATCGCGGCCGCTGGGAAAAGAGAGAGGGGCGCCGGTTTCCCGACACCCCTCTCTTGTTCAGTCGAAGCCGTCAGGCGGCGGTGACCAGGTGCTTCACCGCGGCGCTGTCGCTGAGCTCGCCGTCGAAGCGGATCAGGCCGGCGATGCCGAGGTCGGGCCAGAAGCGCTCGCGCATCACGCCGATCAGCGGGCTGCCCACCTTGCGGACGAAATACTTGCCGAAGTCCCCGAACAGCATCGCACGCTGGGCGGCCGCCAGCGAGGGCATCTGCTGGTTGATGTGATAGCGGCGCCCGTTCAGCGTCGCCGGCACGCCCTGCTGGACGTTGCCGCCCTGCCAGATGTAGCGGCCCTCGCTGTCCTTCAGCTTGCGAACCGCCAGCAAGGTGCTGTCGTTCAGCATGAACGCGCACTTGGGGGAGACGCGGTAGGCAGGGTCGACCGAATGCTCGAGATCCATGATCTCGTCGAAGGTGATCGCCGCGCTGGCCGCCGCGGTCTTCCCGAGGCTGGAGGCGGGGACGATGCCGTGGGGCTGGTTGACGCCGGTGCCGGTGGTGCAGCGCCGGTTGGCGATGCGGCCGAGGCGCTCGCCGAGCAAGCCGCTCAGCAGCGGCTCCACCCCGAACTGGGAGTCCTGCGCCAGCTCCATGCTGAAGCGCACGAACGGCGTGGCGAACACGAAGGCGTCGAGGCCTTTCTGCCCGATCACGACGTCGCCGCTGCCGTCGTCGACCAGCTCGGCATGCTCGGCGCGGGCCGCGGCCTCGTTGGCCGTGTCGTCGATCGTCGGGATCTTGATCGGGTTGCCGCTGCGGGTGGTGATGTCGGTGACGATGGTCCCGTCGTACATCGGACCCCAGGCTGCCATCGACAGGATGATCATGTTGGCGAGCTCAGTGGGGACGGTGTAGCCGCCGGCCGCATTGGTGCCGACGCCCTGGGCGCGCAGCTCGCGCATGTCCTGCTCGGAAGCAACACCGGCGCGAAGCGCGGTGCGCTCCTCGGCCGACAGCTCGGACGGATCGCCGCCGAGCGCCAGCATCCGGTAGAAGGCCGAACGATAGGTGACCTGGCCCTCGTCCTGGCGCTGCCCGCCGGTTTCGATGTCAGGGCCGGTGGGGCGGCGGGTCGCAGCGCGCTGCTCCTGCTGCTCGATGACCTGGGCCATCCGCTCTTCGCGCGCGATCTTCGCGTCGAGCGCGTCGAGCTCGGTCATGATCGTGTCGTGGCGCTGCTCGAGTTCGGCCGCGCGCGCCTCGTCGGTATTCTTGCGGATCTCTTCGAGCGCCGCGCGGGCGTCGGCGATGAGCTTGTCCCGCTGTTCCTGCAGTTGCTTCAACATTGCTGTCTCCTGGGCATGAAAAAGCCCGCCAATGGCGGGCCTCGGGCAGCGCCCGGTGAGGGGTTGGAAAGGTAGCTAGATGCCGCGCTCGAGCTGCGCCTGGCGCGCTCGGCGCGCTGCCATGCGGGTGAGCGCGCCCACCTGGTTGTGCTGCCGGCGTTCGGCCCGCGCGCCTTCCAGGCTGCGCAGCCCGACTTCGGTATCGGTGTAGGCCGGGAAGGCGGTGACCGTGACCTCGACCAGGTCGACGTCGAGGATCGTCCGCTTCGGCGGTTCGACGGTCTCGTCCCACTCCTGCTTGCGGGTGGTGAAGCCGAACGACATGCCGGTCACGTCCTTCCGCTCGATCGACACGGCCAGGTCGCGACCGTCGGTCGTGTCGGGAAGGTCGATCTCGATCGCCAGGCCCTTGGCGTCTTCCTTGATCCGGAGCGTCTTGGCGCTCATCCGGCCGAGCACCCGGGCCCCGTCGTGGTGATAGAGGGCCACGACGTCATTCTCTTTCAGAGAGCGGGCGAAGGCGCCGGCCGCGATCGTCTCGATCCAGCACCCGTAGATGTCGGCCTCGGAGTTGAAGACGGCCGCATAGCCGGTGACGGTGCGCGTTGCACTCGCTTCGCCGGCGGCGCGGACCTCGAGCCCGCCGAGGGCCACGCGGACCTCACGGCCGTCGGGCGCCTTATTCGTCGCCGGCTTCGTCATCGTCATCCTCTCCGTTGTCCCTGGGCGGAGGCGGGGCCTCCGGCTCCCTTTCCTCTTCCGGCGCTTCCTCTTCCCTCGGAGGCGGCGTCTGGGTCGGCTGCGTGCCGAGCGGGACGGTGCCCGCTTGCATGTAGAGACGCGCCCCGGCTCCGCTCGGATCAGGAGGCCTGTTCTCCAGGGCGCGGCCCTCATCCGGCATCAGGAGACCGGAATGGACGCCGCGGGCGAGCGCCTCGATCCGGCTCTTCAGGTCGCTGCGCAGCAGCGCGTCGAGATTGTGCTCGACATATTGAGCGCGCCGCCGCTGCCCGAACAGCTTCAGGTTCATCTCCTGCTCGAGCGCGGTGCACCAGTGCGCGATCAGATGCTTCACCAGCTGCAGGTCCTGCTGCTCGGTGTTGGCCAGCGTGCCGGTGCTGAGGTCCTGTACGAAAACCGGGGGCAGGCCGAGGATGCGCGCGCACTCCTGGAGCTGGAACAGGCGGGCCGCCGTCATCTGGCCCTTGGCAGGATCGATGCCGATCGCCTTGAGCTCGTGGCCCGGCGGCATGCCGAAGAAGGGCGCGCCCGACTTCTTTGCGTTGTCGACCGCGCGCTGGATGTCCGCCTGCGCCCGCTTGAAGGCTTCCGGTCCCGAAGGCAGCGGCCCCTGCAGCGCGAGCGGCGGCACCCCGCCGCCGGCGAAGAAGGTGCCGGCAAATTCGTTCATCGCGATCGCCAGCGCGATCGTGTCCTTGTTGTCGTAGACCGGCGAGTAGACGTTGATCTGGTCGACCTTCAGCATGAAGGTGACGTCGATCACGTCGGCCGCCGGATATTCATTGGCGCCGAAGCGGTAGAACTTGCGCGCCCCGCGGCGCACCACATTGGTGAGCGTCGGGTCCATGGGCCAAAGCGCCCGCGGCCGTGCCGGCGCCGAGCCGGTCGACGGGCCCAGCCGCTCGATCCAGAACAGGCCGCGGCCGCCGGTGAAGACCTGCTGCCAGAAGTAGCGGCGCGCTTCGAACGCCGTCCACTCGTCGTTGGGCGCCTCGTTGACCAGCATCTGCAGGTCGCCGTCGGTCCGCTTGGTCTCGCCCTTCACGCTCTTGTAGGCGTGCAGCGGCATGCTCGCGAGCGCCCGCGACAGGAAGCGCACCCCGGCGCCGAACGCCGGCAGCGCCAGAGCCCGGTCGATCGTCACGTGCGGCAGCTGCGCGCTTCCCCGCGCGACCCCGAAGAAGGCCATCAGCTCGTCGGCCGACGCGCTCACCGGGACCGTCGGGTTCTCGAGCGGATTTCCGGCGCGCTCCTCGCGGCCGATCAGGCGGGACAGAAAACCCATCAGGCCTGCTCGATCGAGGTCAGCGAGAAGGCCGGGTCATCCCAGGGGGACGTCGCCACAGGCTCCTCCTCTCGCGTGGTGGCCACGCCGATCGCCATGATCAGTGCCACCGGGTTATCGATCTTCAAATGGTTCTGCCCCTCCGGCTTGTTCGGAAAGACGTTGTCCTTCTTGTCGAGCGCCGCGACGACGTTCGACATCTCCCACTCCATGACCGGGCAGCCGCCATGCGCGATTGCGCCGGCGCGGGTCAGCGCGTCGAGCTCCTTCATCGGCGTCGACAGATTCTGGACCGTCATCCGGTATTCGAGCATCGGCACGCCCTGCGCCATCATGCGCTGGGCGAGCTGCGTCGCCTGCCACGGGTCGAACGCCACCTGCTCCACCTGGAACAGGCTGCCCGCCTCCAGGATGGCGCGCTCGATCTCGTCGAAGTCGGTGACGCTGCCTTCGTTTACGTCGAGCAGCTGCAGGGCGTCCCAGCCTGGGTAGGCCGGCACCTCAGAGACCGTATCGGCTGGCAGGAAGTAGCGGCCGATCCGGATGAACGGATCGTCGGCCGTGGCCTTCTCTCCGACCGGAGGGAACAGATACTCAAGCGCGCTGATGTCGATCTTGGAGGCGAGGTCCAGCCCCATGATGCACCGGCGGCCGCGCAGGCGCTCCAGCCGCAGCGCCGCGGCGGCCTGCATCGGCAGCTCGCGATCGTGGCACCGGCGCCAGGCCTCGATGTCGAAATAGGCCGACTTCGCCGAGACCCACAAATTGAGGTGCTTCGTCTTGAAGACGCCGGCCTTGCGCGGCGTAGCGATTGCGTCGCGCTGCCGCGCCCTCAGGAAGTCGCCGGAAACCGAGACATCGAAATTCGGGTTGGCCTTGCGGAGCGCCGCCTCGCTCTTCCAGTCGTCGCCATCGTCGATCGTATATTCGACGAAGAAGGTCTCGTCTTCTAGCGGCGGCCCGCCATTGTGGCCGATGCCAGCGAGCTTCTTTCTTTCCTCGCCGATCCGCGCGTAGCACGGTCCAGCGAGGTTATCTCCTGCCGTTGTAGGGATCAGCTGCAGCGGCTGGTCGCGGGCGCCCATGCCGGTCTGCATGGTGTCGACCTGGCCGTCATCCTTGTGCTCGTGATACTCGTCGTGGATCGAGCAGCTCGGGCTTTGCCCGTCGCCGGGATCTCCAATGATAGTCTCGAACTTCGAATTGTCTGCGACGCTGACTAGCGCCTTCGCCAGGACCTCGACGCCGAACCGCTTGCACAGCGCCGGCGTCCGCATGGCCATCAGGCGCGCCGGGCCGAAGACCTCCCAAGCCTGCTTCTCGTTCGTCGCGCCGGAATAAACCTCGGCGCCGAACTCGCCGTCGGCGCAGAGCATGTAGAGCCCAATGCCTGCGGCGAGGGCCGATTTGCCGTTTTTTCGCGGCACGACGATGAACAGGACCCGGAAGCGCCTCAGGCCGCTCGACCTGTGCAGCCAGCCGAACGTGCAGCAGATGATCCAGATTTGCCACGGCTCCAGCCGCAGCCTCTCCTTCGACCGCGCCCACTTGCCCTTCGAGTGGGGCAGCCGCTCAATGAAGCGGCACGGCCGCGCCGCCCTCTCGGCGTCAAACCTGTAGGGGTATTCCTTGCTTCGCTGCGCCTTTAGCTCATCGAGAAACCGCTGGCACTGCAGCCGGATCGACTGACAGGCCGCGATCTTCCCGCGCGTTACGTCCCGGGCATACCCCTCGGCGATCGCGGCGAACGGCCGCGCCTCGATCGACACATCAGCCTTGCTTCGGCGCCGGCGCGTCGATCCAGTCGCAGATGCGAACCTGCCATGGATCGAGTGGCACTCTGAGCACGCGCTCGATGAACTCCGCGGTCCCGATCACTTCGCCGAAGCGCGCGATCGCCTGTACCTCGCGCGGGCGGTTCTCGACGATGACGCCCTCCGGCATGCCTGCCATGCCTCCCATGCCCGCCTCCTCAGAAATCGTCGAAGGCGCCCGACTCGGGCTTGTGCCCGCTTGCGATCCGCAGCGCGGCCGACGGGTTGAGCATCAGCTCCCCGATCAGCGACTGCGCCTGGCGCATTGCATCCGACAGCAATGCCACTTCGGGCCGGGCCCTGATCATCCCGGTCCGGCTGGCGTAGGTGTCGCCTTCGACCTCTATCACCGCCTGCCAGCGCTGGATCTGCTCGAGCCGCAGCGCCAGCAGCGCCACGTGCTGGGCATATTCCGGCGCCGCCCGGCCCTGCTCCTCGAGCACGCCGGCCACGTCGCGGAAAATCAGCTGCGCCAGATCCGAAAGGTGGATCGGCGCGATCATCGGCGCCGAGGTAGCCGGCGGCGCCGACACCAGCTCCCGATCCTTCCGGGTCGTGCCCGCCAGCGCCTTCAGCGCCGGGTCCTTCCGCTTCCGTCCAGCCCCCGCCCGCGCCCCGCCGCTAGGCAAGAGCCGGCCCGACGGCCCTCGGCCAGCGATAGCCGATTTCGCGGCCGTCGGGATTTAGGATCACGCCGCCCTTGCGGACGGGCCGGAGCTCAACCTTACCATCGGGCCGAGTGAACGGCTTCGTCTTAGTCCGCACGAAGCCCTGCCGCTGGAGGGCGCGAATCTGGATGCGGCGGACGAGGCTGCTCATAAAGGCTCCGGTGCTGTGGTGGTGAGGCCGTCACCGCCCGCGAGCTGGAGCTCCGTGCCGGCAACTTTTTACCTTTGAATTCGCCCGCGCATGAAAAGACTTGAAGCAGCGGTGTCCGGGGCGATCGGATTTCGCTCCAACCCCTCCCCCTCCCCATTGGAGGGCGGACAGGTCAGGCGGGCGCCGGCCCCGACCGGGCCCGCAGGCTCTCGGCCGCCGTCTTCTTCTTGTGGCAGGGCCTGCAGATGCCCTGCTTGTTGCTCCGATCGTCGCTGCCGCCTTCGAACAGCGGCACGACGTGGTCGACCTCCTCGCTGGGCGAAGTCAGGCCCACTTCCAGGCATGGCCTGCAGAGCGGTTCCTCCGCCAGGACCTGCGCGCGATCGCGCTGGCCGGCCCGGCCGCGCTTGCGCCTGTCCGGCTGCCAGCGCGGCTTGGTCCAGGCCTTGCGCGGCGCCGCCTTGCGGCCGAACCGTGGCGGCGCGAGTGGCATCAGCTCTCGCTCGCGTTCGCCTGCCCGGCCCGCTCTCGCAGCTCGACCTTGCCGCGCCGGATCTCGGTGGCGATCTCGTCGCCCTCAACGACAACCCTGCCGCCGACCAGCCGGTGTACGCGAACGCACCCGGCATCGACGTCGAAGCTCACGACCTGGTCCTGCCTCACGCCGTCGAGGAAGATGTCGACGTGCGGTCCCCAATCCGGGAACCCGTCCAGATAGATGGAATGGGCGCTCGGCACGATCCACTTGCCGACCGTCAGGTAGCGGCGATAGCCCGTCCGCCGCTGCTCGTCGAAGGCGGGCCGCGGACCCACCGCCACGTAAACCTGCGTGCCCGCCACCAGGGCGTCGAGCCTCACGATCAGCGTCGCCAGCCAAAGCCGCCACGCGAACGCGCGCGCGCCGGTGATCCGGATCTCGAGCGTCAGCCTGGACACCAGCTTCCCAATAGGGACCGCCACCCGGCCGTTCATCGCCCTGCCCCGACCGTGCCGGCCTGCTCGGCCCGCTCGACGTAGAAAATCGTGGCCGCCGGCTCCACGCGGAAGCCCGCCGTGGCCAGCGTCTGGGCCGCCTTGCCCTCGCCCTGCAGCAGCTTCAGCGTCGCCGCCCGGTCGATCGAATAGCTCACCCGCGTCGTCTGGTTGCCCAGCCGCGTGCCGCGCAGCGCGGCCGCCGCCGCCTTGTCGTCGGCAAATCCGTGCGCCAGCCTGGCCCGCGCTGTGCGCGTGCCGATATAGCAGCCGCCCAGCTCCATGCTCTTGCGTCCCTTGGGCGCCAGCGCCGCGCCCTGCGCATCCCACCATTGCTCGAGCTGGGCCTTGACGACCTCCAGCTGCGCGAGCAGCAATGTCGCCGCCGCATCGGCAACGCGGTTGATCCGCGCCAGCGCGATGCCGCGCTGCGCCTGGACCGCGGCCAGCCGACCCTCGATCTGCGCATGGCCGGCGGCCAGCGCGGCCGCCTCCTCGATCGTGCGCGGGGCGCGCGGCCTGGTCATCGTCCGGCACCTCCGGCCATGTTAAACGTCAGCGCCTCGAGCTCGAGCTCGACATGCTCGCCCCCGTCCCGCTCGGCCGCGGTGACCAGGTCGACGTCGGCCACCACATGGCCGTCGATCCTCATCTCGATATCGTTGACGCGCTCCAGGAAGTCGGCCGCGGCCTTGGCGGCGCCGGTGCCCTCGATCACGACGTTGAGGCGGTGCCGCGCGCCGGAGAAGCAGAAGCTGGCCCAATCGGTGCTCGACACCGGCACAACCGCCACGAGCCCGTGGAAGCCGCGCCCCAGCTCCGCGGCGATGAAGCGCGCCAGCGGCCTGGACGCGCAGCTCATATCGGCTTCCTCGCGGCTGTGCGCTTGGCCAGCGCCCGGTCGAACACCTTGCGCCCGGCGAGCTCGACCCGGGCCCTGCGGCCCTTGATCAGCTCGCGCTCGAGCTTGACGAGATGGTCCCGCGTGACGCTGAAGGCCGCGCCTTCCGCCGGCGCGCCCGCGATCAGGCTGCGCAGCAAGGCGAGGTCGACGATCACCAGGCCGCCTTTCCGTCCCGCTGCCACAGCGGCGGGTTGCGCGGCGCGCCCGCGGGCGGGCCGCGGAAGATCGCGCGCAGCTCGGCGCTCAGCGCCTCGGCCTCGCCGGCCTGGCGCTCGAACTCGCGATGGGAATGGGCGCCGACCGATGCGTCGCGCTGCAGGGCGTCCAGCCGGTCGCCGACGCGCGCCAGCCGGTCGGCCGTGGAAAGGGGGGCGCCGCCGCCCCGGGGGCCAGTGGAGGGGCCCGGGTGGGCGGCGGCGCGGCGGGCACCCGCGGAAGCGCTGCTTGCGCGGGACCCGGTGCGGGCACCCACGGAAGTACTACTTCCGTGGGACCCGTTGCGAGGGGCGGCTCCAGTCAAGGGCGGTCCTCCTCGCAAACAAAAACCCGCCGCGGCTTTGGCCGGGCGGGTTCGGGGGCTGCTGCGCTCTTGTCCTTACCCAGTGGTGGACGCTTCGGGCGCAGCTGTGGCGGGGTCGTTTTGCGCCCTTCCGTGGCCGCTGCGCAGTCTCTTTTTCGTCAACGGCGGAACTTATTTGAAGGGCGCCGCCGCCTGCGGCCAACCGCCAACCCGCGCTCGTCCTGAGGAGCCGCCGCAGGCGGCGTCTCGAAGGGCGGCGGCGGCGCGGAAACGCCCGACCGCGGCGGACAAGGCCTCCGCCCTGCTCCCTGCGCAACGGTGGAGGATCGCCGCGCGGCCGAGCAGGCGTACCCCTAGCCGTACCCCGACCAGCTACTTCAGCGCTTGCTCGCGGAGCTCCCGGTCAGTGTGCCGCCACCCTTCGTTATAAGCGGCGTACCGGCGCGGCTGGTGGTGCGGGCAGTACGGGTTGGCCCGGTTGTGGCTGATGCAGCGCGCTCCCGCGCCGCTGTCGAAGGCCACCTGCAGTTCCGGTGACCGTCTCCGCCTTGGTTCTCTCCGCATCACAGGATGCCGGCATGGGCTGCGGCCAGCGTCGCGTCGTCGACCTCCCGGCACACCGGGCCCAGGATCCGCGGCCACAGGTCGAGCGCGTCGGTCAGCAGCTGCTTCGCCTTGCGGTTGTGCATCCGGTAC